GCATTATGAAATCTTTCTGTCCACGTGCTTCGTGTGCTTTGACTGAATCGACAAATCTATGTATGTGTAAACTCATTTTCTACGCAGGAATGGTAACAGTACAGGCGGACGCCAACCTGTGGGTTTCAATACCTTGCCATCTTCACGTTTGCGAACTTTGCCTGTTTCACGATCAATCTTGGCAAAGTTAGTGGCCATGACTTCTCGCCAAGCACTTTCACCGTCATATCCTGCTGAATGAATAGCATCAATTGTGACCACAAGGATGTCAATGAGTGCATCCAGTTCTGCTTCCATGTCATGTGCTTGTTGCAGTTCGCGGAATTCTTCCGCAATTAAATTTTTGTACATTGTGTACTGAGATTGGTTCATTGCGTCGACACTTTGGTCGCATGCTCGCATGAATTTTTCCATGTCACGAAAGGGATTTGTCACGTGCTGCCTCCTGGGTATGAAATGGACCTTGATATTGATAACGTTCCAACACAATTAGTTTTGGGTTGCGAATCAGTTTCCATGCGCGATGTTGTTTCACAGCATACCAACCTGCGGCATACCATGACTTTGATTTGTTTTCTTTTGTGAACAATGGCAATCTGTGCTTGACATCCCACATGGGGTTGAACGCTCTACAGCCTGTTTCAAATCCATGCACTTGGTCCGGCGCAGGCTTTGTGGTCTTTTCAGGTGGCGAGAATTCAATGTTGGCCTTTTTACGAACCATGGGAATGGTTTTAAATTTGCCAACTTGGTCATTGATACGCACAGTGTAGCCATCACTCTCGGCTTCTACCACACCAATCTTGCGATCATCTTGTTTCAAGATCCAATACTTTTTATCCACTATGGGTTTTGCTTCGATCATCCAATACTCCTTTGTATGTTTCGTTCAACCAGCGACTGATGGCATCTGCATAGTCACTGAGTTTGGTGAGTTCATATTTGCCACAGAATCTAAAAAATTGCGCACCTACCATGCCCACATCTCTATGACTAATCTGCTCACGTATGGCTTCATCTACCACAGCTTTGATCTCATCGGGCTGTGCAGTAAGATCAATCAAAGTGCGGTTGCGTTCATAATCTTCCAACACCTTGTGCTCGGACTGTTCATGATCTGACCAACGTTGCAACATGAGATTGTTCCACGCATAGCCACGACGGTCACGATCTTCAAACGCTTCTGTCAGTCCCACTTGATTCTTTGTGCCTTTCACACGCACACCTGGATAGGCCGAGAACACATTGTCACCGGGATCACCACGCATGCACTTCAAGAACAACACCCACTTCTGATAGTCAGTGGGAGGCACAAAGTTGGCATCGGCTTTGCCAACCTTGATCTTTGAGTTACTCTCAATAGTGAATGCCAAGTTTTTGCCTTTTGCGTCTGTGACACCAGCAGGACTGAACAAGTGATCATTGATGCCATTGTAGAGTTTGACATTGGGTGCAATCAACTGCACAAAGTCAGAATCTGAACTGACAATAACATGTTCGTCTTGGGGGTGTAAAGCAATCCAACGTGCAATGATGTCGTCTGCTTCTGCTGTGGCACAACGGATCACACTACAGTTGGTCTTTGTAGACAAGTATTTAGTCAGCTCATCATAGGTTTCCCAGAACAGCTTGTCCTCTTCTGCTTCGGTTTCACTCATCTGCCCACGTGCCACTGCACGGTTTGCTTTGTAGGGTTTATAGTGATCTTTGCGCCAGCTACGACCTTCCAGGGCGAATACCACATGATCAGCACCCAAATCACGTGCCACTTTGTTTGCACTCATCAAGGTCAAGTGCAGGGCAAAGCCCAATTTGGTCCATGTGTCAGCGGCACGATGCGCTTGGTGCCGCGCACGGAAAAACATGTTGCTAGTATCAATCAGTAGGTAGCGCATTTGTGTTCACCAAGTTGTGTTGTTTGATGTATTGTAACACATAGTTGGCCCAAAAGCAATGGCCTTTGGCATCAAAATGGTACCATTTTGAGGGCACATGCCCGTTTTGTTGCAAAATGGCATTGTAAGAACCCTGTCTGTTGTAAGGGTACATGTAACTGGTACCCCAAATATGTTGATTTTGGACATCACTGAAAGTGCTGTGCCCACTGTAAAACAAGTGAGGGATGTTCGACCTTTGCAGTTCGGTGTGTAATGTCCAAATCTTTTCATGACATTCCTGAGTTTTGATTGTCCAATCTACGTCAACCACAAATTGTTTGTATCGTTGTTGCAATTTTGCAGGAACCCAATCTGCCCCAGATGCATTGACCTGATACCATGTGCCGTTGTGCAACCACTCTTCTCGTTCCCAAGTGGTCCACTGTATGACCATGAATGTGTTGCTCAATTTGTCAGGGTTGTTGGCTATCCACTCTCTAGTGGTTCTGATAATGCGATCATTACTGCTGGCCGACTCTGCATCACAGACCAATGTACGGCCAAGATCACGTGCCAAATGTGTACACCAACTGGCTGCCAAGTTTACAGGATGTGGACGACGATCTATACCGTTCTTACCATCATCCACTGCAAATGCATCTGGCACAACTGCTTCTGCGGCAGCGGTGTGACTACAACCATTTGCATACAGTATCATCTGGGACTGGGGCCACCTGTGTCGTCTGCGCCCACTGGTTCCCATGACTCTAATTTCTTTTTCATGTCTTCTGCTGTGGCCACACGCTGACGCAGTTCACTGCTGCTGAATGAATGATCGCGACCATTGAAGTGTAGTTCAATATCACGCTTGTGACAAATCTCACGACCAGTAAACTCTCGGCCTTCGTATTCTACACCAAGTATACGTACATCAATAGGCAGGATCAACAACAGGTCTTCCAGATCTTTTTCTGTGTTGTACACCCAAACTTCATCCACATACTTGCAACCTATCAGTTGCAGTTGTCGTTCCACGATACTTTGCACTGGCCGGTTCTTGTTGGGACGATCCAAGGTGGGATCGTTTTGCAACGCACAGATCAAGTAGTCACATTCTTCCTTGGCTTCACGCAACATGGCAATGTGACCAGCGTGTAACAAATCAAAAGTGCTGGCAGTAAAGCCCACACGTCTTCCATCCATCATATCAATTTCCTTAACTTATCTCGGTGCGTCCGTCGCCAATGTCACGGGTGTGTACTTAACCGCCTGCTGAGTTGCGCATGGCTTGGTCTTGTTCCCATGTTTCCATCACAACGTGTCTGCATACATTTTGGAACCAACGATCCACAATGTCTGAGTCTGCGTCTGTGGGCTTCATCATGTAACCAGCCTTGACCAGGCGTGCAATGAATATCTCATTCCAGTCTAGTTCAAATGCACCTTGGTGCAAGTTGTTGGGATCAATGTCCATGTTCAAGATAGCCACATACGGTTCGTTGTTTTCGGTGGCAATTTGCTTGGCAGTTTTCTCAGGCGCCTTGGGTACACGAATAACTTTTTCCGCTACGGGTTTAGATTCTGGTTTTTTCTTAAATCTATCAAAGAATCCCATTATTTGCCCCATCCGTTGCCCCAAAGGTCAACGTGTAATCGTGGACTGTACCAGTAGCCACGTTTGAGTGCTTCATCGGCCACATTGATTCTGTTGCCATCGTATACACTGACCACACCTCCCACAGGCATCACAAACACAGGACCACCAAACTCACGCAAGCGATATTCATCTACTGCACGATCCAGTTCATCAAAGTCCGCAACTTTTTCTACCACAAACTTGAGATAGGTCACACCGTATGTTTCATAGTCCCACACAACATCAGGCTTGATAGCGTCCGCCCAGGACTCACCTGACACTGATAGTTTGGGACTGACACTGAATGTGATCTCACCAAACCAGTTGCGCAAGTAGTCTTTAAATTCCCGAGTCAAGTCTTGAGTACCATTGGTTTCAAATGTGATGTGTCGCAGGCCATGTTCGTGCAACACATCCAACAGTTCTGGATAAGCACGTTGCCAACCCAACAACGGCTCACCTCCGGTAATAACCAAGTGTACTGGATTGCCATTGGGTTGAAGCCAATGCCCATTGGGCAAC